GCCGCCGCCACCGGCACCGGCACCGCCACCACCAGCAGAATGATTCCTTACGAAACTCTCCAATCATTCGAACCTTTTGGTGCCATGGGTGCCATCGGTGCCATGGGTGCCATGGGTGCTCTCAGCAATATGAACGTTGGCTCTGTTCTTGCTCCCATGCAAGCGTTGTCGTCTCGGTCGCCTGCGTCTTCATTTATGGAACTTCTTGGAGAAGATGCGCACAGCATGTTCTCCAATTCCATCATTCCTGAAGAGTTGGCCTCGACGTCACATGGCCACTTGAAACGGGGAAGCTTTCACGTCCTCGAGTACACCAAAGTACGCAACCCCGACGGTGGCTTCGACGAGTTCGGCTTCACGCGTCAAGGCGACATGAAACACGATCGGGTCACCGAGAAACGCTTCGAGCGCAAGTCCTGAGTTTTTTTTCCGTAAACAATTGAAATGATTTTTTATTTTTAATTTGTACGCCGATTTTAAAAAAATCCATGGCGATGTTACCTTCAAGGGGCGTCCACCGACCGTCCAAGAGGCCACGGGAATCGGTGAATGCAGTGAATGCAGTGAATGCAGTGAATGCGACGTACGCGTTGTATCAGCAGCCAGTGGAAATAGTCGCATCTCCCGTGACCGACGAAGAGCGAGCTTACTTTTTGGAATGGGTGACGAAAAGAAATCTTCCAAAGCAGTACTTTGTGTTGGCGCTAACTTATTGGATGAGAGTTAGGTCCAGGGTATGGGCGAACATGCTGATCAAGGGACACCCGAAAGAGTTTTACATGATCGTTTGCATTCACCTCGCATTGAAGTGGCTCGGGTACGACGAGGTACTCAAGTGCAACTTCGTCCAAGATTTGCAAGAAGTCGCTGCGGTGACCATGGATGTGCATCAAGAAATTGAGTTTCTCGTTCTAAGCGAGCTTGGTTGGTTCCTTTAAGTTGAAAAAAATCTTCGAGTTGGACTTTGATGTGGTGACGACAAGCTGCTCTTGTTCCTGGAATCGTGTCGACGGCTCGAAGAATGTGACGACGTTTTTGACAAGGCACGGATCGTCTTGAACGTTTTCGTAGTAGTTGCGCCGAAGCCCTGCTGACTCCGTGGCTTCCGGCCCGAGCAATATTTTTCCATTTTCGCCCACGAAGTTACAGCGGACGATTCGCGGCGCGCCAAGTCCGCGACGGATACTTTCCGAAGACGCGTACGGCGGAAACCGGAATGTCTGCTGCGAGCCTTTGCACGTGTACCTCGCCGAAAACGTTTCGGCCGGGTACCGCTTCGGTTTGTTGCTATGTCCGCGATATCTGATCCTCACGGTGACGTCCATGTCTTCCAAAGGCATTGGATCCACCAGAGAGTTGATGGGAACGTCTATGCGTAGGCCATCGCCGTCGGTCCATATGTCGGCCAGAATATTGGTTACGTCACAGTCTCCTTGGTGTCCTGTTGTTGCAACCGCCTCCAGTATTTGAATCGATGCGTGTCCGGAAGAAGTGTTCACACGCGTCTGGTCCGCGTCAACCCGGAGCAATGCATCGAGTACGCCGACAAGGAGCCCATTTCCCAGGCGGCCTCGCGTATCCCATATGTATGCAGACCGTGTCGCCATACTGTATCTGCATATCCGTGCTGCCGCGAAGGCCGCCGCGATGACGACCTCGGAAACGACTCGTGAGACAGCACGACGAGCGGGAGTAGGAAGACAGTGGTGCACACTTCTGGCACACAGGCACAGGGACACAAAGATCACCGGTAGGTACACGAGAAACATGGTATGAATATGAAATATGTAATATAAATTAAAGTTTGTGTTTGGGACGCTTTAAGGCTATTTAATATTTCCTATGTGGTAAAGGGTCGATCTATGAGTGATCGACAGGTGTTGGACGACATCGTGGGAGTGGGGTCAGCCAGCCCGGTCTCCGGTCCGTGGCGGTTGACGGTGTGGGATGCAACACCTGCCGGCAAGCTGTATGTGTTTAGCGAAGAGCACGCCAACAAAGGATCTTGTCCTCAGCAAAGACACTTCTCTTCTCTTGCGTCGGAAATACTTCAGAAAACTACCGGTGTACACGTGCTAGTAGAGAACTTCATCCACGCGTACGACATCATGACCCCTAAAACGGGGATCCAGACCTCCGTCGCACAAGCCTGTGCCGCGGTCAATGTTGGGATTCTCAACAGCCTCAGGAGCTGCCTCGAGGTGATGAAGATCAACTCTCGGCACTGTCCCGGCGGATGTGCAAAGCGCATCCATTTCATCGACCCGCGTGTGGACATGGTGTCGGTGCTCCCGGACGGAAAGTTGTTTGAAGCTATATCTTTCTACGCGAACCACCGGGCGTCACAGGGGTCTTTCGATGACGCCGTGTTGACGGTGTTTGAGTCGCTCGTACACCCCCTGTCTTCACTCTTGCCGGACAGAGAAAACCTTGCTGGGAGACTAGTTGGTGTCTTCCAGACGTTCCGGGACAAAATGACTCCGGCGCAGAGAGTGACCTTTGATAGGATATGGGTGCGTGATATCACCGGTGGAATTTCTGTTATTAACGCCAAGTACGTGAAGCTTCACGAAAATTACTGCTCGTCGAGACGAACATCAACTCCTTCGCTTCACAGCTTTTCCCATGACTTGGAAGAAATCAAAGAGATCTACAAGAGATACACCAACAAGTTCATGGATGTATGGCTCCTCGCCCACATATTCATGATACAGAACACGTCGGGATGCAACGGCATGGTCATGTATCTGGGGTCTCTCCATGGCCTAGAGATCGAAAAATATCTGAGTCTTCACGGGCTTCGCAAAATCCACCACTCCGAAAACCAACACCTGAATTCGTGCCTACTCATGAAATGAAATGGAATGAATTCAGTTGAACTCTTCTTCCTCCTCCTCGTCATCCAAAGCATCTTCGTTGTCAGAAACGTCATCACCGCCATCGTCATCGTCGGATTCCCTCTTGCGCTTGTTGTCGGAGGGTTCGTCCTTGGCTTCCTTGACGTCTGCGAAGTCTTCCATGTCCGTGAACTGGAAGTCTGTCTCGGACGGCTTGGGCTCAACGAGAACAAACTTGACAACCCAAGAAATACCAATCATCATCGGGGTACACCAGACGTATGAAGCTTCCGCGATAACACTCGCGAGACAGCCACCTTTCAGCTCTTTGGGGGAAACGGGGGTCTTGTCCTTGCGGAAAACAACAATCTTCATGTCCATGGCCTCGTTGACATCTTCGGAAGAAGGGTTTTTTCCTTCTTGGAGAGGGATCTTGCCCTGGAAGGTTGGGGGGTACTTGTCGTTTGTCGATGGTTTGACCGAGCTCTGAAAATAATTTTCGACCTTGCCCTCGTCCATGGTCTTTTGCCAGAGCTCGCTCTTGTTCTGTACGGCGAGCTCCTTCACTCTTTTGTCCACACCATTCAGAAAGTTGAAGAAGCGGCGGAGTTTACCGTCGTCTGCCTCATCGTCGCTCATCCCTTGGAACGACAGAGCGATCTTGGAGGAGCACTGCCCGGTTTCCTCGCTCTTCCTGATCTCGGTGTTCCAAGGTATCTTCATCGCAGGCGTCTCTGCAACCAGGCGTCGTCCATTGCCGCCCACCAGGCTCGCGAATTTCATGCCGTTCTTCCCGGGGCGAATACCATCGAACTTGATCGCCGAAAAGTCGACATCTGGGAACGTCTTGTAAGTCAAGTTCGAGTTCATCTTGCAGGCCATGTTGAGAGAAAGAGTGGATGGTTTAGTTTGTGACAGAACGGGGGGCGGCCTTGCCGTCCAAACTCAACCGTAAACAATTGAGTTTGTCACTCGGTCTCAAAACATAAATTTGCATTATTATGAACCTGTCATTCGCGAGAGCTCAGGTCGTGCAGAGCATCCCGTTGTTCAAAAAGTGTTTGAAGATCGGTCTCGACCCCTCCGCGCAAGATTTCTTTAGCCGGACGGCTGTATTCGGCCTCCGCTTCTGCCTAGATGCGTCCGTGGACGAGTTCGTCGACGTATTGCGCGAGTTCAAAGACGCCGGTGCCAACATCGACCACGTAGACATGTTCGGCAACACCCTTCTTCTGATGACGGAGGTGGACAACCTCGGGGTCGCGCTGGTCGAGGTGGGTGCCCGTATCAGCTACGATTGGCAAAACTACAACAAGAGGGGGCTCGCCAACGCAGCCATATACGGGTGCCCGCGCACGATCGATGCCATGGTGCTTTCACGCGTGAAGCAAAAAAATCCATTCGGGCAGGAAGATTTCGATTCGTGCTTCGACCAGGCCGCCAAGACGGTGGCGTACAACCCCGTTTTCGCCGACATGACGGGGATCGTCAAGCTGGTCGACGACTACGGCGCCAACCCGAACAGGTGGAGTACATTGCACTACGGCGTCAGACTTAACCACGTGCTCGTGTCTACGCTGGTGTCCCTGGGTGCGAAGACGGATACTCTGGCTTGGGACTGTTTTCGGAAGGTGTACAACGCGCCCTTGCATCGCATAGCCGACATGATGACGGTCGAGGTTCTGGAGGCGGTAGTCAATCCATCCACCGATTTTGACATCAGGGACGGCGCTGGCCGATCGCCTCTGATGTCTCTGATGCGCACTACGCCATCGCTACACTCCGACCACTCTATCATGATTAGGTTCAACTGGTTGCTGGAGCGTGGCGCTTCGTGCTTGCCGAAAGACAACAGGGGTAACCGAGTTTCGGACATGCCCAGGAGCGAGCGCTGGCCGTTCAAACAAATTATTGCTGCAAGGATCAGGGATGAGAACTGGCACAAGCGCGGGCAGCTCGTGTTGATGCGCGAGATTTTAAGCAACCGCACCAGGCTGCGGATGAGCACGCGCAATGCCCAGCTGTTGCGCAAAGTTGCGGACATGCCTGCGGATGGTGTGTTTAGGCATATTATTACGTATCTGTGATCATGTAAACCACGCCTTTGAAAAATTCACTATAATAGAACGACATAGTATTAGGCGTGTTTGGAACATAGGTTTCTGAAAAAAAGAGGTAGCATAGGTAACATAGGATTATTGCACAGTGAAGTGGACAATTTGACCAAATCTTCCTTGTGGGTGACTGTTGCCGCTATCAATTCTGAAATATTCATCATGTGCATACTTCCGCCGTACAAGACAAAGATGTCGTCACTTGGCATTTCCATATCCGGGTGATGTAGTCTTTTTCTGAGGTATACACAATATGTTATATAGTCTCCACACAGGGTGATAAGCTCGAACATCGACCAATTATTTGGTCGGTGTGTAATATCATCGATTGCATCAGTGATTTTGTCTGCAGCCATTACAAGATCTTTTTGCCATACGTTTTGCCGTGATTGATCGGAACTAAACATTTTATCTCTATTCTTTGTGTACATGATAATTTGATGAGTGAATTCATAGACCCAGCGTGTGATTTGAAACATCCAGAAGTGGTGTCCCGGTTTTACTTCATTCAAGAGGTTAAGTTCGGCCTCCACTCGCTGTCGGTGTGGCTCCGTCTTTTCTTCCGTTCTTGTTTGAGCCTCGTCGAACATGTCGCATAATAATATATACACATCCATGTGAACGAATGCCTCAAAGATCCACTGTTTGGTTTGGTTCACCACAAATTCGTAATTCATCCTCGGATCCCGTGATTCCGGATTTTTGAGGTAAACGTTAAACGATCCTCTCAGGAAGTGGAACAGGTCAAAGTGGATTACGCTCAGTCCATCGGTATACATGTTTGCGTGCTTCTTGTATTTGATCGTCGCGTCCGCCAGGTTAAACTTGTTTGTCGAACGAGCGTCCATAGCGTTCACGTCAAGAGGTTCAGGTTCGGGTAATTTGGGTAATTTTGCCACAAAATCATTCTCGTTGAACACTTTTTTATCAATGTTGGGGGCGCGAGTCAGGTCTAAGTGTGATTCCATGATGAAGTGGATCCGGCACGTCGGATTTGGGCAGTCGCTGACCATGACCTTCAGTGCCGTAAATACAGTCACACACCTCTGTATCATAGAGTCCGCCTCGCTCTGGAAGTGGTTTTCTCCAAATAAAATTATGGGGGGTCCGTGTCTTACAGGTAAGAATGTTTGAACAAAGTCAAATGTGATACATGGTTTCGATTTCAAGTAAGTTCGAAGAACTTTGTACTTGGTTATCGCGGACGACGAGCACGCGGCACCCATCGCGCAGTTTGCAGTTTCTTAAAGAAAACAAAAAAAATACAATATTTACAATGTGCGTAGTTTGGTAGCTTTGGTGATGAAGTTGGCGCGTTCTGGGTCGGAAACATATTCCGTGTAGCTATGGTAGCTGCTCTGCTTCAAGGGGACCAGATGCCTTCGTATTTCGTCTGTTATCACTGGCTGGGCACACGAGGCTCTTGATTCTACTCCGCAGCAATTTTTTCCAGCGCGCATGTAAAAGAGGCCCTTGGAGGCCGGTGATTTTATCGGCCACGACGCACTCCACGAGTTTTTTATGAACCATGTGTCGCCATCGAATCCCTCCTCGACCCCGTTAACTTCCTCTGAGAAACCAAACAATACGGCGGCGTGTCCACCCACGTACTCGTCGTCATCGTCGGGTCCTTCGAAGATGGAGAGGCCGTCGTAATTGTACATCGATTTGTAGACCTGAATGGTGCAGCAGATAGGCCCATGCAGGTATAATTCGGTCTTCATCCGCTTCACATTGTTTTTTATAATCTTCATGTACTGGGGGCTCCCCTTCTCGTAGCGAGAGGGATCCTCGCAAAGAGACTTGATAGATCCTCTCTGAATGAAAGTCCTGGGACCTTGTTGTTTTCTGGCATCACATGCAACGATCTGGGTCGTCTTCTGCTGGACATATGGATACTCGACGTCTAGCGCAAAACCTTTCTCCATGCCGTGTCGAAATGCCGCTTCCGGCGATCCACCGACTTCGCAGCCGACGTTGTTTCCTTTCGGGTTGAAACAGCTAAGCAGTTCTTGGAATGAGAGTGGCCGGATAATTTTTCCTCCGGTCAATAGAGAAATGCGATCACTGATTACGTGACAGACGGAGATTGCCCAGCATGAAGCGCAAACTTCCTGGTTGATGACAGGCGTGAGTAACTTTTCTTTATATTTTAGATATTTTGGTAGCTTGTGGGTATCTTCGGTTGAACTAATCATGGGAATACCGATCGGATAGGCGGGATCAACTGCCGTTGCCTGTTTGACGAATTCTTGGTACGTTTTTTTCGGCCCCGGTCTCTCCATGCCAGCCGGCAACGATGTGTCTTCCAGCACGGTAACTTCCGTCATGGAGTCAATAAGATAGATGATGCAGAGTAGAGCCACGAACGCAATGGCCAGCGTCCGGCGATCACGAATGAGAGTCATACTCTATACTTTACAAGTCAACAAATTATTATAACAATTGACCTAGATGTTCATTTCAGGGACGCTGAATTTTTCCACGAGATGCTTCATCATGTGCGCCGGGATCGGTTGGCACGACCGGGCCTCGAGGACGATGTCGTGCGATATCTTGCCGATCTTGGTCTTCTTGACCACGTAGTCGAGCGTCTCCGTGCTTCCTCCGCAGATGGCGAGGACGATGATGTCTCGGTTAAAGCTGTATCTCTTCTGGTTCGAGAAAAAGGATGGAACGCCGAAGTAGGCCGCTAGGAGAGGCTTGGCGACGTGAAATCCTCTGGATATGCGGACCTCTTCGTTCTTGAACTCGATCATGACCTTATCGTACGTCCCAATGTTCCCGGACTGTATGAGGTTCATGGCGATAAACTCCGGTGTGAAAAACTTGAGTAGCTCGTCGGTGTTGAACTCTGCTTTCGTGTTGAACGCCTGTGTCGTTTTTTCAAGGTAGTTCATGGCGTTGTGAATGGACTTGCTGTCCCCCTTCGCGAACGCATCGAGGTACAGGTCGGACACGATGTTGTATTTCTTGTTGATGTCGACGACAACCTTGTGGATGTCTTTGTTGCCGGTGGCGAAAGCTTTCTGGGCGATGTGGTGCATGTACTTGATGGCGATGGGCAACGGGGTCCTAGACAAGATTCGCTGAAAATTCTTCTTGTTGTTGGTACCGAGGACGTCAGAAATGACGTTATACATGTACTCGTCGGGGGGCATAGCGGGCGACGGGATGTGTGCGGGGGAGATGTTTGTCATCGCGAGTTTTCCCATCTCTCTTGTGATGTCGTCGGCACCCGCATTGTTGCCGTCGGCCTTCTTGTCTTTCTCGGCAACCGCACTGCGCGTCTTTGCTTCTGCAGCGTTGGTGCCTTTGGTGCCTTTGGTGCCCTTGGTGCCCTTGGTGCCATTGGTGCCCTTGGTGCCCTTGGTGCCATTGGTGCCATTGGAGCCCTTGGTGCCCTTGGTGCCCTTGGTGCCCTTGGTGCCCTTGGTGCCTGAAAAATTGGCCTTGGTGGCGGTGGACTCGTGTTGCAAGTCGAACCTCACAGAGTGTTCGTGAGTTGTTGTTGAACTGGCGTCCGACGCCGAATCAGAGTCTGTCGTGACTTCGGTGCCACCGTCATCGTCGTCGTCACCGTCACCGTCACCGTTGATGTCTCCGTCGCTGCCGCTGCCGCTGCCGTTGTCGCTGCCGCTGTCGCTGCCGCTGTCGCTGCCGCTGTCGCTGCCGCTGTCGCTGTCGCTGTCGCTGCCGCTGCCGCTGCCGCTGTCGCTGTCGCTGTCGCTGTCTCCGTAGCTGTCGTCGTGTACGGCGGCGTCCTGGTTTCCCCCCTGAGCATATTTCTGTTGTTGCTTCTCGAGCATCTGTTTTCTTCTCGCCTGAAGAATTTGTTGTTGCTGATGCTGCTGTACCTGCATCTGTCGCTGCTGCTGCTGCTGCACCTGGCGCTGGTGCACCTGACGCTGCTGCATCTGACGCTGCTGCATCTGACGCTGCTGCATCTGCTGCATCTGCTGCATCTGCTGCATCTGTTGCATCTGTTGCATCTGTTGCATCTGCTGGTGCTGGAGCTGCTGGTGCTGCTGCTGCTGCTGCTGCTGCTGCTGCGGAGGTTGGTACATTTGGTTGGACATGTGATGAAGACGCGTCTGATGTATGTGAGCATGAGCAACATTATTTTATATTCGGTCTGGACGCATATTTTATACTTATATCTTTTCTACCTTTCGCGGCTCTATTTTATCCATGGGGTCTACAACTTTGCCGGCCGGACAGAAATGGTCGGCTTTGTACCGGTGTTTCATACAAAGCAGCATGGCACACGAACAAAGTTTTCCTTCGTGTATCTTGAGCCTCGCGTTGCAGATGTGACATCTCCTCACTGTTTTCACTCTCATCGGTTCGGCTGTGACGATGTTTGTGTATTGGTGCGCGACATTATAATCTCAAAAAGAGGTTGACAATTTGTGTATCAAATGGAAAAAAAAATATTTGTCTATAGCAAAGGGATTCCACACCAATTTTATCACGACGATGTCGCACGTGACACTCGGCGAGCGCGTTTACATGAAGGATACGGACATGTTTGGAGATGTCGAGCGGACGACGGTGCTTGGGGTGGAAGCCGTGAGTCTGGTGGACGACGAGGGCACCACAAAAGCTTTCTTCGGGGCTAACAAGGAGTCGGCGATCGTCAAAAAGGACACCGGTGTGGACGGGACGGGGGTGGCGGTGGACGTCCCTACGGACGTACGGGAGGAGGGCGCCGACGTTCTCACGGCGATGAACATCGCACCGGAAGAACAGAGTCTGAAGTTCGCGAAGTTCATGGGAATGTTTGACCAAGCGACGCGTCGAGCCTACATGGATGAGTGGGTCGCGAAGAAGGATGACGTTGCCGAGCGCGAAACGTTCCTGCAGAACATGATGGACGCATTGGACGATGACGAGACTTTCATCACGAACCAGGGCGGGCAAGCTCTCGCGGGCGTGGATCCCGGTGTTAGGCAGTACATGTTCGAGCGCCTGCTCACGACTCTGACCAAGGCGGAACGCGAGAGCCTCATCCTCGAATGGATGGCTGTAAAAAACTCACCCGACAAGAAGGAAGAGTTCCTTCAAGGCATGTACGAACTGTTGATGGACGACGACGACTACATTGCAATGGAAGGCAGAAAGGCGCTCACACGCCTCCGAATCCTCGCCGACGAACAGGCCGAAATATTCACCAAGTTCATGACCACCGTGAGCGCCGAGGACCGCGCCAAGTACGCGGCCGAGTATCGAAAGGTGCGGACATCGGCTTCCGAAAAAAAGAAACTTCTGAAGTACCTCGTCAATCTCAGCCAAGAAGAAGGAGAAGCCTAAGCTTTGAATTCCGCCTTTGTTACGTACGAGCTGGAATCGGCGTCGTAGAACTCGAACAGTAAGTGCTGGGACGACGAGTCGTACGCGATCTTCCACCCTGCTTGACCCAGGTAGAGTGCTGCTTCTGTGTTTTTTAGGTACAGTCCCGACTCGTCGAGAACGACCGTTGGGTCGACGTCCGACCCATCGGCGCTGCCCATAACAAGTCCGCCGAGTGGCGTGACTGAAATGTCCCCGATTTCCAGGCCCTCCGTTCCCAGAGAGATATCCGGCGCGAGTTGTAGGCTACCGTCTGTGAGAGAGACGTCTCCGATCGTGAGACCGGTGCCGTCCAATATCGTTTGCGCGTCGCCGACGGTGCCGACGGTGAAGGCGGCATCGGCGTCGACGTTGACGCCGATGTTGGATTTCCACACGTCGCCGCCGAGGTCGTAGAGCATATCCTTTGTACCCGACTCATCCGTCCCCAGGATGATTCCCCCTTGGTCCAGGTGCTCGACAGACGTGGCACCGCTGGCCAACACCATGTCCTTGTCTTCGACGACGACCGACGTAGTTTCCAACGATGTGTGCCCACCCTTGACATTGAGAGACCCTTCGATGGTGGTCCCATCCTCTCCAATCGTGAGGATCGGCACCGAGACGCCGTCAGAGTTGTAAATGTGCAACTCCAACGTCCCCGTGTTCGTGTTCGGGCCGCTCTCGACCACTCGGAAGCAGGCCATGGAAAAGACTCTCCCGTCTTGACTGACTCCGTAAAAGTCATGATCGAGAGAAACGGCGTCCACCCCGTCGGATTGGGCAACTTGTATGATGTTTTGAACGATTTGATCCCCAGAAATAGAAATTGGGTACTGCGATAGGTCTGTGGCATAGGCGGATGACATGGAAACCACACCTAATAGTTTTTACTAGTGATATCTATAGGCAACATTAAATTAATGATTTTTGACTGGTTTTGGCATTCAAAATTTATTCAAAAATTAGGCATCTGTCTATGCTCACACGAGCTCTCCCAAAACACGACACAGGTATCGATCTCCGCACCCATATTCCTTCACGAACTCATCGGCGTCGCTCTTTCTGCTCCACGCATGTAAAATGCAGCAAATCTTCGTCGTGTCGACAATGAACTGCCTCCACTCGCCCTCGTCCCTCCTCTTGAACGCCATGAAGGTTTTGGTGGTGCAGTATTCTTTGAAGACTTCGATGGTCTTGAACTCGATCTTCAGGCCGGAGTATATGTTGCTGCAGAAATCAGACGACGTCTTGGACGCGATGCGCTGAAACACTCCTCTGATCGAGTCCTGGTGCAGGTAACCGAGCCGCTCGTGCAGCTGCTCGCCTTCGCCTGGAAATGAGTGGCTGTTGTACCTGGGAAAGATGCCGGACACCCTGTAGTCGATCGACAGCATTTGGTCCAAGAGGTCCTTGGTGTAGACAGAGACGGACTGAAAGCCTTGGAGCGTCTGCACGAGATCCTCGATCTCGATCGATCGCGCTAGCGCCGCGACGATGGCCGAGTTTCCTTTTTTACACCCACCTTCCCCTCTGACAAGGTACCTGGGATAGATTTCTCTGAACCGGTGGTTCATATTGACGAACAATCCGAAGATCATGGCTCTCATCACCGGAACCCATGGCACGTCGGCCTCGAAGTTGTGAGTGTACACCACCTCGTTCGCGTTGGTCTTGGAGGGCACTGGCACGGTAACGGTGGAGACGGTGTTTCCTCTGCTACTTTTGACAAACGTTCGGAACTCCGCCGGTATTGCTCCGATACAGTCGATCGGTTTCGTTGAGTCCAGAATTTTTTGCATGCTGGGGAATCGCAGCACCTTGTCTTCGTTGGCGAGCTGCTTGTGAAACTCGTTCATGTAGTACCGATACACCATGTGAACGTAAAATCGAGGATCTTGCTGGGGGTATTTGCCGAGAAGATGAAGGCCATGGATGATGCTCTTGAGATCAGTATCTCCGTAGATGGTGGCCATGTCAGCGGCGTCGTCAAAGACTCCCAGGGCGTTCGGTTTTTCACACACTTTCTTCATCTTGTCGCTGACCCTAATGCGGACGAGTTTCTTGACAGACGAGAGCTTCTTGACCCCGCTTGAGGTAGCCCAGTTGTCTATTTTCTTCAATAATGTCTTGTAAACACCCGGTCTCCTTGCAAAGTTGTCAAAGGTCGGGGATGGCGCTGGCTCCCACGCGGATGGTGAGTATCCCATCGTGGTGGCGTAAAATGCCATACCCTCAACCAGCTCTGCGATGGAAACAATGTCGCCCTTCTTTCCCATGAAATCGTTGTCCGCAAAGCATTCTCTCTCCAATGCTGATCGAAGAAGAGAGGAGATCCACGATCCCATCTTCATGTCTGAAATATGTTCGCTGATCTCGCGAAGAGAGAATGGTTGCACCGGGGTCGCTCCTCCACGAATCAACATCGCCATTTTCGCCATCTGGAACTTGTAAGTGTCAACCTTCATATAATTTAGTTCATCACACGATTTTTTCCCGGAAATTCTAGAATCTTTCTTCATTCATCCTTTGAAATTGAAGAACGTTTGTGGTAGAATGTTCCGTGCAAAACGAAAAATATTATATTTACATACGGTATAAGTGATTTGACGAAAAAGACGAAAATGGCTCCCGCTACCCAGAAAAGAAAAGCTACGGGAGTATCGCGTTCGTACACGGTCCTTCGGAAGTCGACGCTAGACCCGAAAAAAAAGGTTTCGAGCCAGGGAAAATCACGTTCAACCACCAAAACCGGTGCACACCTGGCAGCGAGAGTGGCTATCAGGCGACGCACAAAACCATCTAGAATCTACCTGTACCGCAAGAAAAGGGTCACGACGTACTCTATCAAGTACACGAAAAACAAAGATGGCAAGACCAAGGCCTCTGCCAAGCAGCTTCACGTTCGTACGGTGACGGCTAAACGCGGCAACAGTGCAACCAAGAAAAAGAAGAGGAAGACAACGAAGCGCAAAACCTCGACGTCGGCCGCCGAGATCAAGAAGAAGATCGTCAGGCTGTCTCAAATGCTGTAGTTTTGAGAAAAAATGTTGATATAATCCACTGAGTGAGATAGATAGATGGAAGTTCTCGTATTGTCGGCATGCGGCCTCGTCGCTAATCAGTACATGAGGCTGAAGGGCAAGGATACCAGCAAAGTTACCAGAAAGGTTATCAGCGACAACATTCGCGCCGTCAACCCTCGCGAAATAAACCATGTAGAAGAAGAAGAAAATGAACAACAACAACAACAACAACAACAAGCACCAAATGAAGATGTCGCCGTCGACATGGTTCCTGCACGTCATCACTGCACGGCGTCATCCCCGGCACCGATTCCTTTGGGCGTCCGGACACTTAAAACGGACAACACCACCGACATCGGGTATGATGAAGCCCGGTACAACGAGCAGTACAGCCACCCACAGGACCCTAACCCGACCGTCAGCGAGAAACCTTGGATGAGAATGGCAAATGCTCCCTACAAGCCAAAGGAAGAGATTGTGTCTGAGATACCAGGTCCCCAAGACTTATTCGGACGCAACATGATCTCGCGCGTGAAGAAGATGGAATCCGACTTTGCGGCGAGCACTGTTCCCATCACAAGCGAGAAACAATTCGATCGTCCGGTCGAGCAGATATCAACCGGCAACGGGTCCGCCGCCGGATTCCACATTGGCTCCGGCAGGAGATTCCACAAGTTTCTTTTGAACGACCAGCCTACTATCGAGTCGGACGGGGGTCCACGGGGAGCGTTTTCCGGGGCGTCCGGTTCTCACATGAAGGGTGACTACAGGACCGTGACACAGCGATCTTCTCTGAACCACAAATCCGTGGGTCCGCCGGTGGCGGTAGGTGTTCCGCAGTCCTCGGCTCTCGTTCCTTCCTTCGAGATCACTGGGTCTCACCTCGAAAGCTACAGGATGGACGACCACTTGGCGAAGAGCAGCAGGGCTCCGGTGCAGGCCTCGGCATCGACCGACGACGTTTCGTTCAGAGGCGCGCACGACGAAAAGTTGGAAGTGCTACACACATCTCTCGTCACCGGAGGAGAAAGATTCGCGACCGGGGCGTCCGGGACCCGAGACACGAAGATTCACGTACCTCTAAACAACGATCCTATCGCGACGTACGGGCAGCGCGTGGTTCCAAACTTCAAGATTGCCAAAGCGTCTGACTACCACGACCAGCAAGTTTCGGCGAGGCAGATGATGATTCCGGAGATGTCGCAGAACGTGTCGGCGCTACGCAAGGACCGGAAGCCTCCCGTCTCCGGATCGACCACGAATAAGAGCGGCAGCCTCGCACTCAATACAGACGGAATCAAATCCGGCGCAGCAGTGCGGGGACCGAGCTGCCTACCGGTCAAGAACGAGGCCGATGCCTTCCGTGTTCCGGCAGACAGAAAAGAGGTGGTCGCGGAAAACGCGGCCCGTGTCGCTCACGGGGCTTCCGCTTCGCACACCGTCGGGAGTTCGGCCGCCTCTCCGTTCATCTTCCGCACGACTCAAAGTGTGTCGGAACTGGTCGGCACACCTTTCATCCGCGGCGCCGGCACAAAGCACGCGAGCAACCTCGAACCGCTTCACGAGGACACCGACACACACTTGTCCGAGATGGAGCAGTCCGGTATCCTCCGGGGTTCGAACCGGGTTTCAACGTCGGCTGCCCACTCTTCTGTTTCTGCCCCCCAGGCAAAGGCAAAATTGGGCAGTAATACTCAAGAGAGAGGGGATATTTTTACAAAGACACGGCGGGACGCAGTGTTGGTCGCGCCAGGACTTCTCGGCACCAACCGCACGGGGGCCGCGAACATTCATGTCGATGGCATGATATCCCGCAGAGGTTTGGAAGAAGAAACTGTCAACGTCATGCGATCCGGCAAGATCAACCACGTGAGGTTCTCCAAGGACAACAAACAAGCCGGGCAAGCCAGCACGAAAACTCGCAAGCTTGGCGATGTGTTGAATGGCAGAATGGGGTCTTCACCGGCCCTGCAGAAACTCTTGGAAAATCCTTATTCGTTGCCCGCGGCGTCAAGGCTTTCGTGAGCTTAAAAAAATGTTTATTGTAATCAAACGTGTCCCACGCAATGGATCGGATGAACCAACGTTCCGCGATGGCCTACTGGAAATTGTCGACTATTGTCGTGGTGTTCGTTGGCGTCACGTCCTACCTGTCTGTACGAGCACACGAGAGCTCGAAGCTACCACGGGAGCACATCTTAAAGTACTCGGAGCTCCTGCGCGAAGCCGCGAGAGCAAGCATACAATCCACGCAAGACCAGCACCCCGTTCAGAGTTTTATCGATAGTTCCAAAGCAATGTGTGCCGTGAACATCGTCTCCGAGTTCCTCACCCCGCACCAGGTGAAGCACATCATGAATGTCGACATTGCTGAGATGAAGGAATTCATTTCCAAACAGCACGACGACGCGACCAGCGCGTTGGTTCAATCCTAGTCCGCTCCCTTTTATTCCATCGATAAAGTACGTTCCAAATGTTCATCAAGAAAGGTTACGTCGGCACACAGTTTGGAGTAGTACCTATTTCGCTTCCTCGCTTGGCCTTGAAAAACGACGGAGTCGTCGACGAAATCAATGACGCGAGGTACTTGTTTGGACGGATGGTATCTCAGAATCCGTCCACAGCACTGAACGATGTCGCTTCGAGGCGTCGCGAACACACACGTGTCGAGAGACGGGATGTCTAAACCCTCGCTGCAGTAGGCGTAGGTCGCCATAATGACTCTGCGTGCGGATATGGCCTCGATGTCTTCGGGCTTGATGCCACCAACCATGAATCCCACTTCGACGCCGGCCGTCTTCGCCAACATCGAGCCCATGACTTTCAGATGATTCCTCCTGTCACTGAGCACGATTACGTGGCGATCTTCGGCGAGAGCGTTGACGATCGTCTCAATCACCAACTCCGTGCGAAACTCTCCGTCCGGATCGTGTACGTCGCACAGATTGTTGATCATTTTGGCGATGTTTGGTGATTGTCTACCCTTTCGTTTCATGTACACCATTTCCGATGGACCACTGGTAACGTAGACAACGTCGACGAGCACCTTTTCGTACTCCCGATCCACCCTCGCGCAGATCGGCCCAATCGAATCAAACAAGAACTGTGTCATGCCGTCCTTGCGGAACGGCGTGGCAGAGAGACCCAGGCGGAGCTTACATCCGACTTTGGTGACACATCGAGAGAGTTGGGCGGCACACACGTGATGCGCTTCGTCGACGATCATGAGACCGAACGAATCCAGTAGCTCCCTGGGGTAGTTTCTCCTGGACACACTTTGCATCAATGCGATCACATGACTCCGTCCTGTCACGTCGATTTTGTCTCTCTGAAGAACGCCGACCGACGCGTTCGTAACAAACTGCTCGATTCTTTCCTTCCACTGTTCGAGCAGAGCGGTTGTGTGCACTAGGATGATAGTTTTCTTCTTGAAGTGACAGGACACCTTCAGCGAGCACGTCGTCTTGCCAAAGCCGCAGTAGAGACTCATGACACCGCCCTGTGATGTTTCGAGGGCGCGTATTGTTTTCTCCACCGGCTCGACCTGGCACTCACGCAAAGACCCCGAGAACGCGATATGCGGGAACGACTTGCCGTGCTTCTGTCGATCCTCGAACGGGAGATTTCCAGCCCGAATGAAGTTGACGCCGTACATCCTCGGGACGATGAAACCATCGCCCCCGTCACTGTAGCATACGAAGGGATCGCGCGACGCGTACTCAGTGGGTCTCGTGTCTTTCAGGATGAGGTCGGACGATACTTTTTCAAACGAAATGTATTTTTTGGGTATCTTGACCCGGCGCGAGATGATGCAGAGTTTGGTGGCCGACATTTAAACGTTGACATGGGAAAACATTTTCAAGTTTGATCATCAAACGCTCGTCGTTGGAAACTCGTCGGCGTGGACGAACGGAAAGAAGTTTCTTACTTTTTCAACGAACCCCTTGAAAATATCGCGATTTCTCTCAAACCAACCACGGTCGCGTAAGATCTCGTGCACGACGATCGGTTGGTCTGGCATCCGGATGTAGTGTTGCACCAGGTGCGTCTTTCCGAGGTCGGCGACTTCCATCTGTAATTGGACCTGGTCGTAGTACATCTTAGAAACTTTTACAAACTTTTCTTTGAACACTGTTTTGATCTCCACGTTGATTCCGCTCGCTGTGCACGCATCGAGGGACGCGGCAACGTAGTCGAGCGTCTGATGGGGGATGATTGACAAGTCGTGAAAGACCTCCTCTTCGGGAAACTTTTCACGGTAGAGCGCGACGACGGCTTCTTCGTTGTCGGTACCGATTGTCATGTACTCGCTGCTGATGTTGGTGTCTCGGAGACCGACCTTTTGTTCGAAGACGCGGTCGTACCCTTTGCCCTGTGCTATGATGGTCGACGCCTCGGAAGCGGTGACACGTTTCTTGCGATACTCGTACCACTCTGGTGTTCGCTGGGCGATTCTCGGATAATCAATTATCCTTTTTATGGAGGAGTGCATCTTTATTATAGTTTATATTATCATATATTATCATAAATAATATACTGGGAGTGCGTCGAACGAAAGACATAAAAAATATTGGAGGACTTGAAGACTCGAATAAATTCACAAAATGATGACGCCCGGTACCAAGCCTGGTACCAACACCCCAATTCCGACGCCAGTGAGGTTGGCGCCGATCATAAGGGCCCCTGAAAGAGAAGCGAAAAACACGCAGATGCGTGGCCAACAGAAGGCGTCCGAACCGATGTTTACACTGTATGTCAACTCAACGGAGTGTCGGCACTCGGTTGATCTCATGAAAGAGGTCAGAGATGTACACCGGCTGCCGTGCAATGTCGTAGACGTCGCGAGCGGTGTCAACATTCCCACGTGGCTGAAAGGGACGCCGAGTATCGTCGTCGGCAAGGACGTGTACTGCGGCGACACCGCGTTTGATTTTGCGGCGTCTGTTGGCCTTGAGCACCACCGCAGCCAGGGACATCAGACGTCTTCGTTCCAAGATATGGTTACCGGGAAAGGTGGAAAAAAGAGCGACGGGATAGGTTGCGGTCTTTCGGAGGCTTTTTCACCCCCTGTCGCTATATCTGAGGCAGAGGCGGAGAAGAAGTATTCTGGGTCAGTAGACGACGCAATGGCGAGGCTGATGCAATCTCGTGGTTAGAAACGCGTCTCTGCATCAAAACTAAAAATATTGGTGAAAGACACCACGCGACACCAAACGACACCCTCCCTATCATCATGAATCGCGGCGACGTCACGATCCCAGACTTCTCATCCGTTCTCTTGAAAGGAGATGACCCTCAGACCGCGGCCCAAATGAAAGACATTGAAAGAGAGCCTGAGGAAGACCTGGTGGACAAGTCTGAACATGGATCACAACCTGAACCAGCGCCGGAATATGATTTAACGTCCGAGTCCGAGACCGAAGATCTTTGTTTCTCCGAATTCCCGAAGTCACCGGACTCGTCTGACTCGTCCGACTCCTCGTCCGACTCGTCTGACTCGTCCGACTCCTCGTCCGACTCGTCCGACTCGTCCGACTCATCGTCCGACTCATCGTCCGAGTATGATTCCGAATCGGAATGCGACAGTGACAGCGACAGCGACAGCGACGACGAACCCTCTACATCGAGAGAGACCGAGTGTGGTACGGAACACGTATATGAACAAGAAGAAACAGACAAAGACGAAGACGAAGACGAAGACGAAGACGAAGACGAAGACGAAGACGAAGAGGTTTGCTACGACGACACCGATCTGGGAGGAGCGACCGTGGACACGGCATCCATGGTCGCGGCCTCGGTTGTCGCGGGAGCAGGTGCCGTAAGATCGGGCACTGGATGGACGTGGACAAGTATTTTCATCGTCCTCTCTGCCGCTGGCGGAGTCGGCATCGTCCTTCTATACGCAATCAAGAGAATCAACGAGCTTACTCGTCTTGTAAAAACTCTCGAAGAGAACAGTCACATGGCAATCAACGAGAGAGATGTGCAGGTCATCACGACACAAGTCATTGGTGACATGCTAAAGGATGTGGAGGAGGATACTGACAATACACCGGCAGGCCAGCAGACTGTGGTTGTCCCGGAAATCATCGATAACATCGATAGCATCGATAACGAGAATGAACTTCGACTTCGACAGACTGACGAGGGGCTCGTGGTTGAGACGGAACTTCAGCAGACTGACGATGGAGAAGAAGCTCTTGCAGAGGAGGGGCTCGTGGTTGATGATTTTCCGGAAATCATCAACAACCACGACAAGGAAGAGGGTGGTAGCATTGTTGATGCGCTAAAAGAACCCGAAAAACCTTCCGTCGCCGCCGAGGAGGAGCAAGGGATTTGTGCAGTCGACAAGCCTGTAGAACAGGATGATTCGGTCGTGGACAATCTTGCGACCATGGTTGAGGCTATGTCGTTGTCGGAAGACTCCACCGAGACAAAAGAATCATCTCGTCTGATTACCGGCACCAAGCGAGTGCGGACTTCGTTGGATTAACTTAGATACAATTATCCCGGTTGGTTGTTGTCATCGATATCACGAACGCACAAAAATGATTAAACCTACATTTATCCAACATAACAATTCCTCTACTCTTGATGATGTCTTGCACACCGTGCCAAATATCAAGCAGTTCGTCTTCGTTATCCGAGTACCACGTGTCGTCCGAGTGTCTGAATGTGACACCTTGTGGTTGCACTGGCGCCGGCGGCGGTGCCGGTGGTGCCGGCGGTGCCGGTGGTTGGATTTGTGTTGTCTTTCTCGGGGGTGAATTCGCCTCCATGATCTGCGGACGCAATACACTGGATTAATATAAAAAAAACTCTTTATTTTACGAGTAATTCTGAATGAATGAACTAATCTGGGCGCTGGCGCGGGCGGCGAGTTCGGCGGCAGACTCTTCTTCCATTCCACTGCTTCCCATTCCACTGCTTCCCATTCCACTGCGTCCCATGTCCATGTCGGATGTCTGTGCAATACTCTTCCGTAGCTTCGCTGCGGCTGTGGACACCCGCTCCTGGAATGCAGAGAGCTCTCGTGGGGACATTTCTGACGACGAGCGGTATTGCGACGACGAAAGCGATCCACCCGGAGACTTGAAGCGAGTGTACTGGTCATAAACCTGAGCGAGGACGCCTACAGACAAAATCGATCCACCCAGCGCCAGCAACGTTTTCTTTTTGTTGACGTTGGCCAGCTGCTCGGCGCTTTCGTTGTCGGTGTCGACCGCCGAGGCCGATAGTAGAAGAACGACACCTGTGACCATGGCGGCAGCTCCGATACTGGCGAGCTTGTTTTCGGTCAAAAGGCGCAGCATTCTGTGCGTTCTCTTCTTTGTTACATTTAGCGATACAAAAAAAAAGAGATAAAACGCGATTAAATCGACGTAATTATTTTGTTGCTTTCTTGTAACACGAACATGGATTCAGGTAGTCGCAACCACGGGGAGGAGGAGTTTGCTGGACACGTCGACGTCTTCTTCAAGATCGACGACGAGCTGCGTGGCGCTTCGGAAGAAATCAAAGGCTTGAAATCGAGCAGATCATCTCTCGAAGGAAGAATTGCTCGTCACATGCACGAAAACGGTATTCCCGAAACATTTTCGCCTTCCGGCAAAATTAAGATCTATCGCAGCAAGAGCAGTGCTCCTCTAAACAAAACCTTAATCGAAGAGTCTGCCACCGAGCTGTTTGGCGCTGATCAGGCCGCGCGCCTCATGAAGCACGTGGGGGACAAGAGAGCGGTGACTGAGAAAATTAAAATTAAACGAGTTTCTGTACCTCCAAACAAGGCGAAGGCGACGGCAAAGACGACGAACTCAAAATCATTCACTTCACTTTATTGAGCCCTGCCGCCCCCGGAGTTGGTAGTGCTCCTGGAGCTCCTGGAGCCCCTGGAGCCCCTGGAGCCCCTAGAGCCCCCGGCGGCCTTGGCGGTTTTGGCGGTTTTGGATGATGATTTACGAGTCGTGGTTCTGCTGGTTCTGCGAGTTTTGGGTTTGGGCACGCCGTCCGATCCAGTGAATGGTTGGCTAAAGTGTTCGACTTGCACCGGTGCAACCATTTGCACTGGTTCAATTGGCATCGGGGGGACGGCCTGGGCCTGCGGATGCGACATGGGCCTCTGGTACACAGGCTGCTGAGGCGGCCTAGGATCAACGCCGGGCATGTAGTTTTCAATTTGCTGTTGCATGGGTTGCGGCTGGTGCTGGACCATCTGCGGGCCTCCTCCGTTCGACAGAGCCGGGACCTGTCCAGTCTGCACCCATTGCGCGTTGCCGTTCGGGTCACGCTTCGCCATGTACATGTTGGTGCGCCCGATGTTGTGGCGGGGGTTACCGGCCTGGAATCTGTCTTCTTCGCTGAGACACATGGCGGGGTTCATGGGGGGCGTCGGACCGACGTGGTTCCATTCTTGCCCGAAGGGCTGGCATCCCGACTGCGTCTGCATGTTTTTCAGAACTGTCTCAAGCTCCTTAATTTCAGCACGGGTAACCGACAAATTAGTTCCGTCGGTGCCTGGAACATTACGTCCGAAGGGGCTACTAACCACTCCCACTCCTGTAGGGCGTGGATTGCTAGGGTCAGCATCATAATCACCGTGGCCTGCTTCCTTGATTTCATGAGAATCATTGGTTTGCTTAACAAGCTCGCCCAACCTTTCGAGAAACCGGATGGGTTCCAGGCGAAGGAAACTCGCCATGTTCTTACCGAGAGCACACTGGTAGGTACCATCTCTGTGTGTCATGATGGTTCCTTGAGCATCTGTAGTGGTGGGTACATCTTGTTCGTCCTGGAGAAGCTTGTGGTACGTCATGATAGCGTTGTTGTACTTGTGGTACATGGGGTCCGTCATGGCCGTCAGCGGGTCCGGCATGCTCTCGAACATGAGGTTCACGATCGGAGGGATGCCTGCCGAGATCTGTAGTTCAGTCAGGTTCCTTACGAGAGTCGAAACAGCCGATGACATGCTCTCGATCTTATTGCGGAGGTTTTTGTTGTCCGTGGTACACTTCACCGCGAGTTTCGTCTGGAGCGCCTCGGCGGGAATCATGCTCAGGTACATCGTGGGGTACGATTCGATGTACTTCGAGTACAAGTCCTTCATCTGATCATCGGGGATCAGTTTCTTGATTTCATCCGTTACTTCTGTGAACTCCCGAATCAAGTCATCGATTTGATCATCAGTGAAACCGTACTTCCGGTTGAAGTCCTTGATGTACTTTTCGTAGTACCTTTCGGCGACCTTCTTCATGTCCTTGTGCTCTTGGATTTTGAGGGCGGCGGGAAGGATTCCCGCCATCATATTTGGCTGTGGCGGGACGGTTCCCATAGCAAACGCGGCAGAGGCTGCATTGCGAGCGCTCACCATAGTGTTACTCAAGTTGTAGTCTTCCGCGGGTCGTCCTCGTGGGCCTCCATCGGCTTTGTAGTCACGGCCAACGAATGCACCTCGTCCTGTTGTAGTTGCAAATGGTAATGCCGCGGCACCCACCTGACCGATTCCATTGAATGACATTTTGGTTTTCAGTATATATATCAATTAAGCTCACGCAACATTTTATTTCTGGAAAATTCACGCAATGATAGACAGCTGAAAGAAAAATCATTTCTTGGAGTTATCTTTCTTGAACGACGCGATGAATTTCCCGTCTTCAGTTTGCACAGACCATTTTCCTGCACCAATGTAGGAAACGGACGTCACTCCAAACGACGACAGGTCGAAACTAGCGGGACCAGCGGGACCAGCGGGACCAGTTGGCCCGGCGTCACCATTTTTGCCGTCCTTACCCTTGGGACCACTGGGACCCTTGGGACCAACTGGCCCCGGGATACCTTTGGCACCAAGAGGACCGGCTGGACCAGGCACGCCTTTCACGGAAATACCGTCTTTTCCTTTAGGCCCCCTGGGTCCCTCGGCCCCGACAGGCCCACGTGCGCCTACCGGACCGGCGGGACCGGCGGGACCGGCGGCACCGGCGGCACCGGCGGCACCGGCGGGACCGGCGGGACCGGCGGATCCAGGAAGGCCGCGTACACCCACCGCACCCTTTGGACCCTGGGGGCCAGTGGAACCCGGTGGCCCCTTCGGACCCTGGGCACCGGCGCCCTTGGATTTGGCGTCTCCAGTAGTCTGCGAAGAGCCGGCGGGACCCACGGGACCCACGGGACCCACGGGACCCACGGGACCCACGGGACCCACGCGACCGGCGGGACCAACGGGACCCACGGGACCGGCGGGACCCCGGGGCCCAGCGGAGGCGGCGTCCGTACTTTTGGTTCCACCAATAATGCTTTTGAGCTCGTTCTTGCTGATCTGTACAGGGGCTTGTTGTGCCGCTGCGTTACGGACGAGGGGTTTCTTTGTCACTCTTGTGGCCGACGTCTTTTTCAAGATCTCACGGACGTTGGTTGCAGGTGCAGAGGGTGTCGCGGTAATGGAGGTTTTCGCGACAGAGGGGGGCGATGGAGCAGCGGGAGCTGCGGCAGACTTTTTCTCTTCTTGCTGCTGGCGATGAGCGCGCACAGCGCGAACGTCCATCCTAGACGAGCGACCACGAGAATTCCTTCTAGCAGAAAACATTGTAGTTAGTTCGTTAGTTATTTATTATAAAATATTATTTATTACGAAAGATCTATCTACAACGAACCTATCTACCACTACTGCATGATATCCATCTTTGTCTGCCACGTGGTCTGGGTCCCATCGTCGTCGTGCTCGAAGTACAGGTGGTCGTTGGTGCCGTCGTTCTCCATGCGGATTCGCCACTGCTTTGAAGCGCCAAGGTGGATGACACCGTCGTCGCTGTTGACATCGAGACCAGAGGAGCTCAGTTCGGTGACGTTCCCACCCACGGTGAACTTGTTGGTCGACGGCACGTTCATCGTGATGGAAGAGTCCCAGCGAGTGTCTGCCGTGCTGTACAGCACCGACGGCACGACGATGCCGGTCACTTCTGTGCCGAGCGTGAACCCACCCTGGTCAAGCTCGATGTGCGTCGTGGCGTTGTAGGCGAGGTCGATCTCTTTGTCCTCGACGCGCACCTCGGTGGTGTTGACGGTGGTCGTTGTGCCGTTCACGGTGAAGTCTCCGGTCACGGTGAGGTTGTCCGTCACGGTCGTCGCAACGTTAACGGTGGCGGAGGCCTCGGTGATCGTCATGGCCGTCGTTGGTGTTCCGGCAAGGTCGCCGAGGACGAAGTCGATCTGTGGGTCGGTCGCGCTGGACGTGAGAGCGATGGTGGCCTGCTCGGCCAGAGCGTTGCTCGAGGTAATGTCGGACACGTTCAACAGATCGTTGCCGGAAACGTCGACGTTGCCAACCACGGTGGCATCACCAGTCAAGAGAGACGTGCCCGAGACCTCGAAGCGGTGCGTCCCAGAAGGGGCGGCACCGATGCCAACGTTGACGTTGCTGAAGGTTGCGCTCTGGTCTCCGAGGCCACCCTCGAACTTTAGACGGTCGAGGTAGGTGTTGTCGACACCACTCGTCGTCTGAAACACCAGGGAGTCCGAAACACCTCCCTGATCCGCCAGAGATGTCCGTAGGGCCAGAGAGTTCGACGCATTGTCGAAAGACATGGTGCTGAGGTTTGCAAGCCCCGTCGAGTCGTACATAAACAGGTCGTTTCCGCGGTTGACGATGGACCCGTTCACGTCCAGGGCAACGGTGGTCGTGTGAGCGTTCAGCGCGTTGACATTCACCAGCGGATACTCGGATTTCAACTGAACGGTAGTCCCGTCGATTTCCCACGCGTTTCCGTTCGTGATGGTTTGCAGAATATCGGTTCCATTAACGTTCAAAACCCCAGTTACGTCCGCGCTAGTCTCGGACACGGACAACACCGTGGGCGCACCAGAAGCCGTGTCGCCGATGTTAAAGTTAATCAAAGGAGTCGCGCCGTCGCCACCCACGATCTCCACTTCTGCGCTTTTGGCGTCGGCATGCTGTACTACTTTGGGGGCTTCGATCGTGCCCTCGGTTTGTACAAGCGAGGTGTCGAGAGTGATGGCGGAAGACGTAATTTTGGAGGAAGCATTGCTCAATTCGAGAACATCGTTGATGACCGCCCCGTCGTTCACACCGACGGTGTAGGTTCCGACGGTGTCGTCGGCAACACCCTCGCTCACCTTCACCGTTGCGAGAGAGGCTTCGGTGTCGCTGGCCGACGGAATGCCGTAGAAGCTCTGGGTCAGAGAGGCCGCTGTCAACCCGTCACCCTTCACGGATTGGAAGAGATTGCGAGAGAAAACGTCACGACCCCTCATGTTACCATACTGAGCCAAGTCAATGATATCGGTCGACATGATGTATTCCTTGAAGTTGGTTTGCTTGAACTTAGCACAACATTTTTATTTTCAATTTTGGCACAATTTTTGTTTCAGTTTGATTTTGCTGGTAAAATTATTCTGTTGTTCAAAGCCACAATGTATTCGGATATACGTCGCGCTGCTTTCTTCGGCTGTTTCGTTTTCGTTTTGGTATTTTTTTCCCACTTAGTTCTATCTCTGAATTTGGCCAGTACGGACATCGACCGTGATAAGGAGGCGGGATTCGCTGGCGACGCATCGATAGTCACGCGCACAGACGACGGGTTCACAACGAGGTTATCTGCTGTCCCTATTGTCGCGGCCTCGCCTGCCTCGCCTGCAAACATGATCAACATATACTGATTGATGGACATGCCGTTTTGCTTCCAGTAGGTGGGAGATGCGACGACCCGGTCTGAAAACCCTACGAAGTCAACAAGCACTCGCGTTGTTTCCAGACCCAGGAATTCTCTTTCGGCCTCATACGACCGGCTCATGTCACATGCCACACAAGAAGCCATTGCAGCAGCTTCACCGAAACCGGTGCATATAACACACTCAATGTTATCCTGTATGTCGTAGATTACATCATTCACCTTTGTCTTCATACGGTTGTAGCCATGGGCCGCGTGGCACGGAAGGAGAGGCTCGGATTTCGAGAGAGAGTGTTTGTCCACGTGACTTCCTGCATCGCTCGACAAGAGTTCGTCTCCCGACCCTGTATGGCTATCGCCATCGACGAATTCCGCAAGGCACGGGTGACTGCATACGCTGTCACGCAAACTGTCCTGTTTACTGTCTTGAATGCAGACGATCACGACCTCGTTGGCCTTGATCACCTTAACAACATAGTCCGTTGTTCGAACCGCAACCGGTGAGCACATCGCAGGAGAAGTAGTTACTTCGCATGTCCTGTACGTCAGAGGCCAGAGCGTGAACGGAAAAGTCTGCCTGTTGTGTTCCTCGGTGATTTGAACCCATGAGGCCGTAACGCTGTCGTCGTCTTCGGTTTTGCCACACAACTTTGCAAGTAGAAGAAGATGGTTCCAGGTGTATTCGTACTTCATCAACTCCTAAGAATACGCAAATATTATAAGCTGTGATCACGGAGTAATATGTCTCATGGACACGATTTCTGCCATAGTCTTGAAGCCGGGCGATGGCCTCCCGCTCAGCACCCAAAACGGGTATCCTTTAACCGTTGGAAATTTCTTGGGATCATCCACCGTGGTCACCGTGACGCTTCGATTGAACCACTCCTGCATTTCAGCGTCCATTGAATAGAGCAGTTGCATCTGCTTTGTGCAGAAGCCACATTTTGACCACAAGTAAAGCTGAATGGGTTTCTGGGCAGCCGGAATGGGAATCGACATCTGAATTATATCTTGGAAACAAATAAAACAAATATTTTATTTATTTCTTTGCCATCATTTGCAATCATCTGTCACATTCGCGTGCCAACTCAGCCCGTGCCAGTCACACCACACCTCGCGGTTTGAGGTTTGAGGACACTATGGTGGCACTAGTCAAGACGTGCAAGACCTTCCGGCTTTCCAATAGGTTGGCCTGGAAGGATATTAAAACCAAAGTAGAAGGAGTGCAATTTCTCGACGAGCGTAGGGCCGTCATGGTCTTCCACGAGCCGGCGGGCAAAACCATGACTCTTTTAGGGTCTGACCACATTGACGCCGTGAAGACATGTTCAGTTTACGATGGTGCTACCGATGGTGATGACGATGGTGATGACGAGGCGGCTGCAGTTCGTGCTGTCATCAAGGCATCGGGGATGGTGTCGACTTGCATCACTGCCTTGACCTGTGACTTCAGCGTGTTTCGGCTCAACGTCGACAGGTGTCTAGATGTGTTTCGCTTGCATCAGTTGCTGGCTCGAATGGGTGCGTCGGTTGTCATGGAGCACGAGTTACACGACTCCCTCTTCATCACGGATGACAGGGTTGTGTGGCGCATTTCGGACACCATTCCACAGAAGATATTGGCGTCCGTTACCGGCGTTGCGGCGTCCGAGGCCGCACGTTTTGTGAATAGATCACGCGAAAAAATGGGGTTGTTTTAAATTCAATTTCTATTTGTATTATTTTTTCCATTTTTTCTCATTCAGCTCTCGTTGATCACCATCTTGGTGATACCGTCGACGGTCACTCTTTGGACATCGTGTGTTGCACTGTATTTTTCGTGAACGAGACGCTCGTACTCCGCGAAAACTTTCGCGTGTACGACCGTGCCTCTCTTGGGCTTGACGAACTTGTCTTTGTACATTGGAGACGAGGACACTTCTTGCATCGCTTTGCGCCATAGCTTGAGGAGACCGTTCTCACTTTTCTTGGCTTCGACAGACTTCTTTTTTGAAACAATGGAGCCGCTTTTGTTTCTCATGAGATCCCCCTTCCCAAGACCACCGGATGTTTTCTTTGCGTTCCCGTGCATTACCTGCGCCCGCGAACCGATGTTTGCAGAGAGAGTCATTGGTTGAATTTCGCGGTATAATCAAGGCGCAAGATAAAAAAAGCCGGATTATGTACGTAATCAGAGTTTATTTTTCCTGTGCAGTGCATCATTGTTTCTAATGATTAGTTATCATCCACGCTCGAAATCATTCCAAGGCAAACGCCCGCGACTACCGCCATGGCACCCTTGGACTCGCCCAGGCTCCAGTCTGACTGTCGGGCTTTCACGAAGGCCAGCATCGGATACAGCATTGATGCGAACAAACAAATTGCGTCTATGGAATCCTTAGGAAGGGGGATGATGTTCTTCTGTAGGCGCTTGCCCACCGGAGCAACGCCTCTATCAAAGAACGCGCGCACGAGCAGCAGGTAGCCCGCCACGGCCAGAACGAACTGAATCATACTTTATATATCACACCCAACATACATTTATTCTGCGATTTAGGTAGCGTCGCTGAACTCCGACCGAGTCATGTACGTGCCGGTGTCGGCATCGTACGACTCGATTGCCAGGGTGGAAGGTGAGCCGTCGCGGAAAATGATGCGGAACTTCTGCGCGGACCCAAAGTAAATGCATGCGTCATCCGTGTCGAAAGAAATTCCGGTAGGGTCAATCGTCGTGGATACGGTGTTGTCGGAATCGTCTTGTGCGCTGATGGTCGTTGATCCCGACGCGCATGCGATCACCGGCTCGATGAAAGTGTTTGAGTTGGCGTCGGTGTGCCGGACACCGATGGAGATTGTGCCGTTCGCGCTATCCTCGTCGATCGTGTGCACGATGCGAGTAGCCTCGGCGATTGTGTCCGCCTCCGTATCATAAACCCACGACGACGAGTAGGTGTTTCCAGAAACTCCCGTCGTCTTCGACCCGACGACATTGATCACGCTACACGTAAAGTTCTTGGCAAACTGAGAACCGAGCGTTCCAAGAACGTTCGAAGCGGTACTTGTGTTGAAGGGGTAAACCTTGGCCACGGTGTCCTCGAACACAAGTACGATCGAACCGTCTGCCACCGTCACCATCTTCCCAAAGAGATTGAACTTGTCTCCGACGCCGTACACATTGTTTCCAATGGTGAATGTGTCACTTTCCGGGGTGTACAGGAGCTCCACGTCACCACCAGGGTCCTCAGCCACTGCGACAGAAGTAACCTCGGCGTCGTCGATCGGGACCGAGTTGGTCAGGGTGACGATTTGGGCGCTACCAGAGTCCTTGCTGAACGGGAGGAACAGGTTCTGGTCACCCACAACGTCAGTCGTAGAGCCTTCAACGACGGCTCTCGTCTCGATGTTCTTTGGGGCCCCTTTCAGAATGACGGATGCGTAGATGGTGTCGCCGTTCTGGACGATATCGTTGAAGTACTTTAGGAATACGTCGTGCACGCTCTTGTCGAACTGGGTGGCATCGTATGTTCCGTCTTCCAAACGTACGCTGGCGTAGAGGTTTTCGAGGTGAGGATCTTCGAGAGACCATGTCCGGAAGCCATCCGAGAGAACGGTGTTGGACGATGCCGACGTGACGCGGACGTCGTAACTAGTGTCAGGCTCTAGGTTGACCAGAGCGACGGCGGGTGCAGAAATTGTTGTCTCCTTCTGCACGGATGACTGCGTCCACTGCACCGTGTACTCGTCCGCTTCATCGAAAGAGTCCCACGATATTTTCACCGAAAACGCAGACTTTTGTTCAAACTGTAGAGACATTGATTGATGAATGCGCGACCACTGTTTGTTACAATAGGTCAAGAAAATAAATCTCAATAGTCGTGATTTTGGTCACTTATTACCTTTGGAATATCGATAATAATATTATATTGGTTTCTATTCACACGAACCGAAATGGGAAACGAATTATCGCACGACCTTCTGCTTGGGTTGGCGGAAAGCGTCCAGGCCATCAAACAAAGGCTCGGAGGATTGGAAACCGACGTGGCCGCGTTGCACAAGTCCGTCATCAACAACAACGTATGCTGCAACGAACATGGTCGGGAAATATCAAAGTTCAGAGACCATATTTACAGCGCCAAGATTATGGAGGAAGGGAGGAGTCGATCGGTGCGGCATCACAAGACTCCTAAGACAAAAAGCCTCGTTCTCAAGTAGACAACGGGGTCCACCGGGCCCCCGAGCCTGGTGGCGCGCTGTGGATCTCGGAGACGCGTGCGTGGTTCGTGTGGTGCTGTTGCTGTTGCTGTTGCTGTTGCTGTTGTCGTTGCTGTTGCGGTTGTTTCGACACCAGTCCCATGCCGATCAAGGGGTTTGACGTCGTTTTCTCGGCGACACGGTGATTCACGTATCTCGTTACTGCATTCTGCGTATATATCGTCGCGAAACAGAAGACGAACCCGGTGGCGATCGAAATGAAGAGGACTTCTTTGGAAGACCACATTCGTGCCTGGCTGTGTTGCTAATTCGCAATCAAAATAATTGGGAAAGACAAAACGTGTTTTTTTTTATCGTTCTCTCGTATGCTCGACAATCAGTCGCGATGTCGAGTGCATCTTGATCTTGCTTTTCGGATTATCGGCAATCGTATATGTATCCAAGCGTACGGAATCGTCATTCTTGGTGTCAAATACTCTTCCCTTGTACTGAGCACCCAGCGTTCCGGGTAGCGTGACAGACGACCTGACTTTCATCTCGTCGCGCTTTGTCTGCGAAGTCTGCACCCCCGTGGAGGCGAACGGGTTCACGGGTCTGGTGATACCGAGAGCGGCCACGGGTTTGAGGCGCTGGTTGAAAGCTGTGTTGATCTCGTGCACCGCCGACGGCATTTGGATCTATTGAAGCGGAAGTCTTACTACACTAGGTTTAGATTTTTTGTCAGGAAACGAGCGACTCGAAGAAGGAACCTCTCGCCGATGCCAGCTTCCCATTCGCCTCGTCCGAGGTGGAGGGGAATACCGTCGACGTAAGATTCGTCTGAGGGGTACTCAGCTGGCGATCAAAAACCCCGGACGACAGCGTGCTCTTGAAGCCAACGTTTTTTACAGGGTTTGCGTGCGTGGCAACGGTTGCCGTGGCCGTATCCGTGGCCGTATCCGTGGCCGTATCCGTGGCCGTATCCGGACCCGTATCCGAAGACGTAACCACAGCGACGGCGTCTGAAACGGCGGCACCGAGACCACCGCCATCAGTGGCAGCCGCGGTGCTCACATTCAAGTCGTCGTCGTCGTCGTCGTCGTCGTCGTCGTCGTCGTCGTCGTCGTCATCGTCGTTGGTCAGCAAGACGTGCGCGAAGAGAACGCAAATCAGCACAAGAATGAGGTTTCTGTCATTCTTCGTCGCGTAAAGGCCAAGGATAATGGCCAAGAGACTCACGTCGATGGAGAGATTTGGTTCAAATTCAAAAGCTTCAAAATCAAATTTAAACATGTAGTTACATCCTATCATACCCAAACAATTTTAAAAACCAAAACTACAGTTTCTTATTCCCCCATTCCATCCGCCTACGCTTCTTACCCCTGTTCCCCAAATTCTTTGTGATACCGGGGCCCGGACACAGAGAGGCGATGGCCGGCGCCTTCACCGCTTTATCCGGAAACAAAACGGACGACACAGACGGCGGAACCGCGAATGCACCCGACCTGTACTCGGCGCAAGTCGTGCCCCCACTTCTGATCTCGGGCTTTTTAGAAAAGCATCTCTGGAAGCATTGAGAAGCCGTGATGATGAAGTACACCGAATTTGAAGTGTGCTCGGAACCCTTGTTCATGCAGAATGTCGACCCGACGCCCGCGACGTTCACCAGGTAACGATTGCTAACAGAGACGTCCGGAGACGGGGGGGTCGTGCCAGCGTGGGCTCCGATGAGAGCGTTTATCATCTTGTTTCCACCGTTCGTTTTCTGCACATTCTTCCTGAGTGTGGTCTCGAACACCTTCCTGATTTGCACGGAAGAGTAGGCGCTGCACACGTTTTTTCTCAGGAAGGTTTCAATCACCGACAATCTGCGCGCATCCTCGACACGAGGTCCTTTCCACGAGCGCATGGTCTGAGCGTCGCTCAGGTACATGTCGTTGTTCAGGGTGAAGGCGCGCATGTCGCTGCCAAGATGCGTCAAGCTCTTGCTCGAGAATGTTCTCATGTTGGCACCGTTCTCCTCCGTGGGCGCCCTTGGGACACCCTTGGGGATTGTAAACCCGTGTGTCTCCTTCTCGCCGTCCTGGCACCGTATGCTCGTGTACTTCATCACCTCGAAAAAATCTTCGCGCAAGACGTCGAGAAGAGAAACGTCCACGTCGCCTCCACCGTCTAACACGAGGCATGGCATGTACGTGCGCTTTTCCATGACCGTACCGGTGTTGAGACACATCTTGCACGAGTTGAAGCCGGTGAGGTCCAGGTACTTGCCGTACATGTCACCGAAGACCGCGTCCTTGAACTCATCCGAGTGGATATCCGCGAGGTCAGTGTAGTCGAACCCGGGCTCACGAGGGAAGATTTTCCTCCGCAATTTAGCCATTTTTGAAAGCAAAGACTTCTTCCTGTCTACGAACGTGGGGTCGGTCTTCTTGCAGTCAGTGCACTTGACACGCTTGAACGACCCGCACATCTTCAGGCCGCTGGTGTAAGGAGCTTTGTCTATAACATCCGACCACGCGTTCAGCCTATCCGTCCGCGGTCCAAGTGTCTTCTCCAGCTCGTAAACCACGCTGTAGCGGAGCTGAAGTGCCTGTGATAGGTTGATTCTCAGGTTTGGGTATATTATGTGATACCCGTTCTTTGTCAGCGGTGTCCCCCCGTCCGCGCACAAAACCTTCTTGACACTCGTGTTGCACACGACACAGCGGAAACGGTCGTCGTGCTGGTCACCGGTGTAGTAGCTTTTGATCACAGACTGGATGACCGCAAAAATCCTGGACGACGCTTCTGCACCCAGCACGCCAGTGTCCAGCATGTCGACGTCAAAGTACATGCAGAACACGGGATCAGATCTCAACTCGGAGAAAGACAGCGTTTTGTTCTTGCTCTTGACCTCCTCGGCGTACAGTGCTAGAAACTCGTCGTAGTTTTCGTCAGGAACACTGACGACACCTCCCGTCATGACAGTTTGCGTCGTTCTCATGTCGCTGTTGTTGATAAAATCTTTGTCGCGGAGCCATTTCAACATCGTGCAGTCCGGTACTGACAATGGAAGGCAACTATTATTTAAGGACCGGGCGGCGCCAGACACCCAGCACGAATATTTGCTGAAAATATTTGCCGTTGAACAATGTATGTGGAGAAACTTCGCGGACTTCTATGGCTTTTTTTTGTAGCGATATGCTAAACAATCAATCAAGATGGCCATGCCACCGGATAGACTCGATCAGAGAATACGAACGATGACGAGGTCGGGTAGGTTCGTCAAGCCACCCATTCGTTACGAGCCCGACTCCGACCAGGTGATGGAAGACGATTTTAGTGGAGAAGAAGATAGCGACTGGGGGTGTGTAGAGGAGGCGCAGACTGAAGACGATTGTGATGATAGTGGAGACTCGGAACAAAGCGAGTTCACTCAATCCGATTGTGATGACGACAGCTCGTACCAATCCACTTCCTCGGACTCGAGCTCGTCCGAGGAAGCAGATGAAGACACGAGCGGCACTTCCTTAGAAGAAGAAGAAGAAGAAGAAGAAGGAGAAAATGACTTCGACGACGTGCTTCATTGGGAAACGCTCACTATCGACGCGTCTGACGAGTACTCGTCCGCAGATGACCAGGATTTGTAAGTTTTTCC